CGTGCATTAAATTACGAAATGATATCCAACATAATAAACAACTATTTAATCCTTGTCCATCAAATGCATTCGTTCCCCAGCAATAATTTACATTTGTAATACCAATATTCATATTTATCATAAATTCATCATCATTACCATAATAACGAATAAATCGTTGTATTATATATCTATTGGATTCTATTGTTCTTTGAATTCCACAAAACGGACAATTATGATGTGTATTGAAATCATCATAATTCAGTGATAATTGACGAATTGCAATTCCTCTTTCACTTGCAAAATGTTCATTTCTTTGTGTATATTCCGTTTCTACTAAAAATGTTCCATTTAGATATATTCTTATTTCTTGAATTGTTGGGTCAAACCATCTTCGTCCATTAAATAAATGTGTTGTAGGTTCAATATCATCGCCTTCAAATATAACTTCTCTTTGTCCTGGAATTAATTCATCATAATCAAATGTTTCTATCAAGAAATCATGAAGATATTGATTAATAGGTTGTATAATATTTTGTTGAATAATTGGTTCTTCTTGAAGATGATTATATTCTATGGGTGTCATTAATTGTTCTCTACATATTGGACATCTATTTGTTGTTTCTCTAATTCTCGTAAAACAATCTCCACATAATACGTGGTCACAATTATCACCAACATCTCTTGCTTCCATATGCATATAACAGACAGGACAATCCGTTTCTGGATTCATAACTACTTCTTCTTCTTGAACGACTTCTTGGACAACTTCTTGAACGGCTTCTTGGATGACTTCTTGGACAACTTCTTCTTGAACAAAATCTTCATTCAAATTTTGTGGAACGATATTTTGAGACATATTCTTTGGTTTATTTCTAGTTTGTATATCATTTTTATTTGATTCAATTTTTTAATGTGTATAAAATTGAATTGAAATTATTTAGAAAATAAATTACAAGAAAAGAAAGAAAAGAATGAAGTCGTTTAGAGGTTATCAAGAAGAAGCAAATCAATGTATTTCAGAAGAATTATTAATAAATAATAAATGTCTTGTCAAAATGTTTTGCGGAACTGGAAAATCACTTTTAATGAGAAATTGTGATGCAGTAAAAGATAAAAAATTACTCGTGTATGTATTTCCTTCTTTACCTTTAATAGACCAATTTGTTTCTGATTATTTATTTGATTTTGATAATAAAATAAATATCTCATCTGAAAAAGAATCTACCACCGATTCAAAAAAAATAATAAAATTCTTAAAAAATGAAAATAATAAAATCATTTGTGTTACATATCAAAGTTTTAATACATTAATTGATTGTTTAAATTCATTAAAAATAAAAATAAACATTTGTTGTTTTGATGAAGCACATCATGCTGTTGGATTAACATATCAAGAATTAATTTTTCAAAATGATAAATGTGAAAAACAAATATTCTTTACTGCAACACCAAAAAATGCAAATGGAATCGTAATGTATGATTCAAATAATTTGGATTTAAATATGTGTGGTAAGTTGGTTTATGATTATTCTTATATGAAAGGATTGAATGAAGGATATTTGAATCCATTTGAAATAAGACTTAATTTATATACAGAAAATAGTAACCAATCCATTTATGAATGTATTGCTCGTGGAATATTAGCCAGTGGCAATACAAGAGTGTTGACATTTCATTCTGATGTTAGTGAAGAAAGTGAAAGTGAAACTTCTGTTTTAAATTTCGTAAAAGAAGATTTATTTATTGATGCATTTCATAAAATCCAAAGAGAAGAATTTCCAAGAAATAAAATTAAATTTAAAAAAATGGTTGCCCTTCATTCAAATATATCGGCAAAAGATAGAAAAAAGATATTAAAAGAATTTGATAGTTGTTCTAAAAATAATATATATATCATTTCTTCATGTGAAACAATTGGTGAAGGGATTGATACCAAGAATGCAAATATGTGTGTTTTTGTGGATCCAAAATCTTCTTATATAAAAATAATTCAAAATATCGGTAGAATAGTAAGAAAATCAGATAATCCTCTCTCTACTATTTTGATTCCTTGTTGGATTGATAAAAGCAAATATATTGAATGTGAAGGTGATAAAGAAAAATGTGATGAAATCATTCGTCAAGACATGAATAAACAAGGGAATTTTAATGGAATATTAAATGTTATATGTGCATTAAAACAAGAAGATGAAGATATATATCATATATGTCTTCATTATCCAGATAGATTTTCTCCAATGGAAATAGAGAATAATTTGAAACAACAAGGATATACTATTTCTTCTTCTAATAACGATTTAATGGAAACATTGGAAGGAGTTTTGGGAAAAGAATTGGATTTTGAAGAATATGAATATGAAGATGATGACGATTTAATTAGACAAATAGCAGAAGATAATAATGTGTGTGTAGAGATACATACCGATTCTCTAGAAGAACCAATCATAACATATAATGAAGGAGATAAACCAATGATCCGACTGTTGAGAACAGATGAAGATGAAGAAATGAAATATCAACAAATTATCTCTACATCACCAGATACTACTTCTATAAAACCACCAAGTAGAGAAAATAGATTAAATCTTAAGGTGAATACCAATCCAGATATTAAAGTGTTTTGGGGAATTACAAGTGATATTGATTTGACAAAAACATTTTGTTCTTGTGTAATAGATTGTGAAGTGGTGGATATGTGGGACGAATATTTTGAGAATTTAAAATTGTTTATTGATGAGAATAAAAGGAGACCGATTAAAGAATCACTAACAGAAAAACAATTAGGACAATGGTTATCAAATCAAATAAAAAATTATAAAAATAAAATTCAATCAATGAAAAAAGCAGATAGATATCAAAGGTGGAAAGAATTTCTTGAAGAATATAAGGAATATTTTAAATCAGATAATGAAATATGGGAAGAAAATTTTGATAAATTAAAAGGGTTTATTGATGAGAATAAAAGGAGACCATTAGATAAATCAATAAATAAAGAAGAAAAACAATTAGGAAAATACTTATCACACCAAATGACAAATTATAAAAAGAAGACACACGGAATGAAAGATGAGGTAAGATATCAAAAATGGACTGAATTCTTAGAAGAATATAAAGAATATTTAAAATCAGATGATGAAAAATGGAATGATAAATTTGATAAATTAAAATTATTTATTGATGAAAATAATAGAACGCCTATTACAGATAAAGAAGAGTTAGGACGATGGTTATCAGTTCAACAAAAAAATTATACAAATAAAATACTAGGTATGAAAGACCCTGAAAGATATCAAAGGTGGAAAGAATTTCTAGAAAAGTATAAAGAATATTTTAAATCTGATAATGAAATATGGAATGATAATTTTATTAAATTAAAAGAATTTATTAATAAACCAGAAAATAAAAAGAAACCATCAACCACCTCAATAGATATAAAAGAAAAAGAATTGGGTTCGTGGTTATCGAATCAACAAAACAAATATAAAAATAAAACACAATGCATGAAAGACCCATATAGACGTAAATTGTGGAAAAAATTTCTTGAAGAATATAAGGAATATTTTAAAACAAATAATGAAATATGGGAAGAAAATTTTGATAAATTAAAAGAATTTATTAATAAAGAAGAAAATAAAAGGACACCATCACAAATAGCAAAAGATGAGACAGAAAAAGATTTAGGAAGATGGCTTGTTAATCAAAAACAAAATTATAGAAAGAGAATTAAATCAATGAATAATGAATCAAATTATAATCAATGGACTGAATTCCTTGAAGAATACAAGGAATATTTTGAAAAAGATAAATCAACAAAAAAGAAATCCATGAAACTATCGACTACAACTGAAGAAGAAGAAGAAAAAATTATTGTAGATGAACCAACGTTAACACAAAGAAAACCATCTACAAAATCACAACTTTCTCTACTTCATAAAGAATATAAAACCTTGAGGTCAGATAATTTGAATCACACGTTCAAAGAAAATCCTCAACTATGGGAAGACTATCATAGGATTGCAGAAGATAATGAAAAATCGTATCCAGAAGAAGGTATTCCAAGAAATAGAATTATTGAAGAGTTAAAACAAATCAAAACAAAGAGAACAAAAAAGGTGGTAGATATGGGTTGTGGAAAAGGATTCATATCAAAATATTTTAAAGATGATAAAAGGTTCGTGTTTACGAATTTGGATCATATTTCATTAGACGAAACAATTATTTCATGTGATATTTCCAAGACTGATTTTGAGGATGATGAAGTAGAAATATGTATCTTATCTTTGGCAATGTGGGGAAGTAATTGTAGAGAATATATTACGGAAGCGTATCGTATTTTAGAAAGCGGTGGAAAATTATATATAATAGAACCAACCAAACGATGGAGTGAAAAAGAAGAAGGAGAATTTGGTAAGGTTATTCAAGGAACAGAAGCGATAAAACTCAAACAATTATTAGAAGAGAATAATTTCAAGATAATAAAAGAAGAAATAGAGAAATTTTGTTTATTTGTTTGTATTAAATAATCTTTACAATAGAATAAGAAATATATCCAATAAACGAACCCAATAATGCTCCATAAATAAGTTGTTTCATTGTATGGTCTCTAAATATATATCTTTCGTAAATAACGATACAACCAATTAATAATAATAATAATAATTTTTTAGTAACAAGAAAAGAATAAGTAATAGAGAAAAACATATTTTGAGAATGGATAGAAGGCATTCCAAATCTATTTTTGGAAAAAGTATCACTTTCTAAAAATTTTATAGGATTTTTCGGATTTTTTTGTTTTATTTTATTTGTTAGAAACTCATTCAATAATATATTTAAATAAGCAAATATAATATAAAAAATAAAGAAAATAGGTCGATTCAAAAGAAATAGATTCACTAGTAAAAAAGCAATACTATCACCAAAATAACCAATTGCATAAAATAAATAAATAAATGTATGAATTATTTTATTCATATATTATTCATACATATATTCCAAACCAATCGTTATTCTTTTTTCATAAGGAAGATTTTTTAATTCTTTGCTCGTCATAATTCTTGGGTCAAGCATTCCTTGATAACTTCCTTCTCCAATAACTTTATACATGATTTGAATGAATAATTATTATTCAAAATATATCTCAATATATATATATATATATATATATATATGCTATTAATATTTGACACATATAGTGGATTATGTAATCAGTTTTATGATATAGTAAATGGAATAAACTTTTGTTTAAAATATAACATAAAATTTACATTTAGGTATTGTGCTTTTAGAAATAAAAATTTAAATAGTTGGTCTGAAGAACCCTTTGAAAAACTGTTTGATTTAACATTTTTAAATAAATATGATCTGTATGTTAATTATTATGATATAAAAGACAAATTAACAGATAATAATTGTTACAATCTTAATAATAAAAAATTATCATTACAATTTTTAAAAAATGATAATATTTTAGAACAGTTAATTAGTTTAAATAAATATTATATAGTTTTAAAAAAATTTTGGGCAGTATATCAATTTAAAAATTTTATAGATAAAGATATATTTAAAAATATATATCCTTCAAATGACATTATGAATAAATATATAAAAATTAAAAATAACATAATAGGAAATGAACCATATAATTTTATTCATTATAGATATGAAAAGGATTTTACAGACTATTTTAATGTTAAAATAAAAAGTTTAGATAGTTTAATAGAAAATACTAAATTTAAAAATAATAATTTAAAAATATTTATTGCAACGAGTAATATTAAAAATTTATTAGATTTAACTAATTGTAAATATAACAATTGTATATATAAAAATGATGATATGTTAATGGATTTAAATTTTGAACAACGAGCATTTATTGATTATATGTTTGGTTTAAATTCAGTAGAATGTTTTGGTCATAATAAATCATCTTTTTCTCATATGATTAATGGTCTAAAAAAAACAAACAACTATTATGATTAATTACATTAATAAAAAAGTAATTAATCATTATAAAAAGAATAATAATTATTTAAGAAGAAGGTAATGGAGCCAAACAAAGTTTTACTTCACCCAAACTGGCCACATTATATTTCACAACAAGAGGCAAATCATTTTCCAAATAGACTTCTATTTGGGAACATAGATTAGTACATTTAATAAAGTATCCCAAATTTTTTAGAGAAAATTCTCCTTGAATGATTTTACTAGAATCTTGTTTGACAATAAATTCCATTGAACCATCTAATTCTGCACGATGGATTTCTGCCGAAGCAAATTGTCCTGAACATTTAAAAATCAATTCGTTTCCAACCGATTTGATTTCTAGTTTATCAGAAATACATGATAAATCACGAATGATTTTTTGGAAATCAGAAGAAGGAAGATTAATAACAGAAGAGAATTTAACATCAGGATATTCCAACTCTTCTTGTTCAGGTTCAATTAAACGCAACTTTTGTGTTTTACATTGTTTAATATCACCATTTTCAAATTTCAATGCCAAATGAGATACAATACCATCTGCATAATCTGCTTCTTCAATATAAATAGTTAATGTGTCATTATTATCAATAGAATTAATAAGTTTAAATAAATGAAACATATTTACACCAATTACAATCTTTTCTTTTTTACATTCATAAAATTCAAAATTTTGTGAAGATAACAACAAATGTGCTAAAATAGTATGAGATTTATCCATGTTAATAATTCTAATACCATCTGCTTGAAAAGTCATATTTGTTTCCAATAAGATATCTTTTAGGGCAGTCATTAATGTTCTAAAAGGAGCAATTTGTACAGTTTTAATAGTTAAAACATTAGATGACATTATATTTATTTTAACTATTAAAATCTTTAAATTTTTAACGTTTTTATATAGATTAAAATCAATAATTAAAAATAAAATATTTAATTAATATATAATTAATAAATGTATTTTATTTTGTTTTTCTCTACTTTTTTGTTGATAAATTCTCATGTAAATTTATGTAAGAAATGTAAATATTATATTCCTTCTTGTTCACAACCATTATCTAAATGCAAAAAATTTTTAAGGAATAAATATTATACAAATTCAACAGATTATGAATATTGTTTCTTGGCAAGAGAAATGAAACATTTGTGTGGTGAAAGTGGTAAAAGTTTTGTAGAGAAAAAGGTTGAAACAGATGTAGAAAATGATAAATTAAAGGTAGAAGAAATATTATCTTCGTTTCATGAATAAATATAAAGATTATTAAAATATAATATCATGTATTATATTTTAATTTTAACACTATTTATGTTCTCTACATCAATACCAAAAAAACCTATAAAATATTGTAATCAATGTAAATATTTTAAACAATCATCCATTATAGAAGAATCAAAATGTAATCAATTTCCTGTATATATTAATAATCAAGAAATAGATTTATTTAAATGCATAGTAGCCAGATCTTATGATGACATGTGTGGTGAAGAAGGAAGATATTTTAAGAAAAAAAATTAATTATAAGTATTAGTATTGCTCATATTGGTTACATTGGAAGGAACTGAACGAAAATTTTCTGAAGGAACACCAAAACTATTGTATGCAACGACAGAACCATTTCCTCCTCTCATTGACTTTCGCCCTCGTTTTTTGGATAACCCTTTTTTAGCGTGATGTCTTCTCTTAGAAGAATGACGACTTGATGAGCTATGACCTGATAAACGAATTGCTCCAAAATGACCCTTTTTCGTTCCATAACCTGCCTTAATTAATCTTTTTTCTCTTTTGGCTACATTATGTTTCTTTTTACTGACAATACGTCCATTTTTATTTTGCATTAAATCATTTTTAGTTAATTCACCACTAGTCTTGTATGCAGTACCGTGCATAACTTGTGCTCGTGAACCTTCCAACATTTCATACTTATGTCCATGAATAATATAATTGCCGTTGGCGTCTTTCTTGTACTTTGTCATATATTTGCAATAGAAAAAATATTAGAATAAGTTAGAATTTATTTTTTAACGGAGGTAATATTCCACCATTTTGTCCTTCTAATTTTCCGTAGAATAATATTCTTTCATTTCTTTGAGGTTGTCTATATCCATATTGAGTTCTTCCTCCTAAACTATATAATATTGTATCTACAAATCGTTGAACTTGTGTTGGATTTGGAACATTATAGGCATTATAATTTCGTATTACTTTTATTTTTGATGCATTTGTTTTAATATTATTATTGCAACAAGGAAAAATATTAGATTTATGTAATATATTATTTTGTCTTATTCTAAACATATTAATAATATTTATTATTATTTGGAGAATTTGTTTTCCTAATTTTATTATGTTTATTACTTGATTTTATTTTGCCAAATAATAATTTATTCATTTCTCTACTATTTTTTCTTTTATTTCTGCTTTCACTTGACATGTTCATAAGATAAGATTTTTTATTATCCATTCTCAAAATAGACCTTAACTTGTTGGATTCTGTAATTGTAATATGTAAAGGAAATGAGTATGGATTACTTACAATAGAATCTTGAATTAGAGAATCATCTGTTGATTGAATCATTTCTTGATAACATTCATTTTTGAGATTATGTAAATAATGTATTCTGTCAATGATTTCTCTTCTTAATTGTCTACATATTTTAATACGATGTGTAGTAATTATAAATTGATATTGTGTTTTATAAGACAATTCTGTTTTAAATTCTTTTAAATCTTTTTCAATAGTTTGTAATTGTTCATATTTATCTTCAATTGCATAATCAATGCCAAGAATATAATCAAGTTTTTCTTTTACTATGGAAGTAATTAGAATAGATGGATTCACACATTTTTCATAATAATAATCTTTTATTTGGATTGAGTTATAAAGAGAGATATTGGAAGAAGCATTGGAAGCAATATTGGAAACTGACA